AGCTGGAGCAGCGGATGTTCAACTGGGTGCGAAGGATCGCACGGCGACGACAGGATGCGTCGCTGGCCATGACGCGCCGGGTTCCCGGTCGCGGAAGCCAGCTCCGGCCTCTCTTTGCGCGCTACGATGCGGCCATCAGCAACCCGGACAACTATCGGCACTGGGCCAATGCGGATGGATTGTCGGCCGACGCCGCAGCCAGCCCCGAAGTACGCCGAATCTTGCGGAACCGCTGCCGCTACGAAGTGGCCAACAACAGCTATGCCAAGGGCATCGTGCTCACGCTGGCCAACGACACGGTCGGTACGGGACCGCGACTACAGATGCTCTCGCCCGACCCCGTGGCCAATCGGGTCGTGGAACGCGAATTCAACCGCTGGTCGTCGGTCGTGAGCTTGGCTGACAAACTGCGCACGATGCGAATGGCTCGCGCGGAGGACGGCGAAGCGTTTGGCCTGCTGACCAACAACGCCCGTGTGAACACGCCCGTCAAACTGGACCTGCGATTGATCGAAGCCGATCAGGTCGCCACGCCGGATCTGACGTTCACGGAGCCCAATGCCGTGGACGGGATCGTGTTCGATGAATCAGGCAACCCGATCGTCTATCACGTGCTGCGGCGCCATCCGGGGAGCAACGGGGCGCGATTTGATTTGTCGTACGATCAGATTCCGGCCGAATCGATCATTCACTTCTACCGTTGTGACCGACCCGGCCAGAGCCGTGGTATTCCGGACATCACGCCGGCGCTGCCGCTGTTTGCGCAACTGCGTCGATTCACGCTGGCCGTGATTGCGGCAGCGGAGACGGCGGCCAACTTCGCGGGCATCCTCTACACCGATGCGCCGGCAGGCGGGGAAGCGGATCCCGCCGAACCGTTTGAGCCCATCCAACTGGAGTCGCGCGCCCTGGTGACCATGCCGGGTGGATGGCGAATGAGCCAGCTGGAGGCTCAGCAACCCAGCACGACTTACAGTGAGTTTAAAAGGGAAATCCTCAATGAAATCGCCCGCTGCCTAAGCATGCCCTATTGCGTCGCAGCGGGCAATTCGAGCGGTTTCAACTACGCCAGCGGCCGGCTCGACCATCAGACGTACTTCAAATCCATTCGCGTCGAGCAAACGCAAATCGGCCTGGTCATTCTGGACCGGATTCTGTCGGCCTGGCTGGACGAGGCCGTGCTTATCGAAGGCTATCTGCCGCCCAGTTTGCGCACGCTCGATGCCGATCGGGGGCATCAATGGTTCTTTGATGGCCACGAGCATGTGGATCCCCTGAAGGAAGCGTCTGCGCAGGCGACCCGACTGACCAACCATACCACCACGCTGGCCAACGAATATGCCAAGCAGGGGCGCGACTGGGAGTCGGAACTGCGCCAGCGGGCCAAAGAACGGCAATTGATGGAGGAACTTGGCCTGAATGTGGACGCGACGGTGGCCAAGGTCGCGCCGCAACCGGACCAACAGCATCAGGAGGATCAAGAGGACGATGCCCAAGTTGATCAAACCGACTCGGACTACTGAGCGGGTTCCCGCGCAACTGCGCATTACCAGCGGCGACGGGGGCGGCATTCAGTTGTCGGCTGCCCAGCCGATCGAAGGCGACCGACCGCCGCTGCGCCGCTTCACGATGACGGCCTATACGGGCAACGTGATGCAACTGGCGGGTTGGCGTTACCCCGTGGTCGTGGACCTGGCCGGACTGCGGATTTCCAAGAAATCCCGACCGATCCTCAAGGACCACAACACGGCGCAGATCGTGGGGCATACGGATGACATCCGTGTGACCGATACGGCGCTGGAAGTGGCGGGGGTGATCTCGGGAGCCGGGGCCTCCGCCCAGGAAGTCATCGCGACCAGCGAGAACGGGTTCCCCTGGCAGGCATCCCTGGGGGCGACGGCCGAGAAGGTCGTGTTCATCGGGGAAGGCCGGACGGCGTCCGCCAACGGCCGTGAGTTCGCCGGACCGTTGTATATCGCCCGCAAATCCGTGTTGGGCGAAGTCAGTTTTGTGGCGCTCGGGGCGGACGACGAAACGTCGGCCCACGTGGCAGCCAGTGCCAATTCAACGCACGCTTTGGAGGTAATGACGATGGAATTCGAACAGTGGGCGGCCGACAACAACTTCGTGATCGAGGGGCTGGATGAGAAGAATCTGGCCGGCCTCAAGGCGATGTACGAAAAGCAGCAGTTGGCCGCCGCCGCGCCGCAGCCTGAGCCCGTAGTGGTACCAGAGCCGGTGGTGGAGCCGCCGGTCGAGAGCCAACTGGACTTGGTGCAGCAGCAACGCGTGGATGTGGCCAAGGAAATCCGTCGCATCTCAGCGATCAAACAGATCTGCAACGGGCGGCATCCGGAGATCGAGGCCACGGCGATCGAACAGAACTGGGACGAGGCCAAGACCGAACTGGCCGTGCTTCGCGCTGATCGTCCGACCGCGCCGGCGATTGTGACCAGCAAGCCCGACGTTTCGTTCCCCGCCGTGCTCGAGGCCGCCTTGTGCATGGCCGGAAAGCTGGCCGGGTTGGAAAAGACCTTCAGCGACCAGGTCCTGCAGACGGCCAAGGATCGATTCCGAGGTCGCATCGGGCTGCAGGAACTGTTGCTCGAAGCCGCCTGGGTGAATGGCTATGCGGGCCGCTCGTTCCGCTCCGATATGCACGGCGTGCTGCAGGCGGCGTTTAGCACGTTCAGTCTGCCGGGCATCCTGTCCAACACGGCCAACAAGTTCCTGCTGCAGGCGTTCACCGCTGTGGAAGCGAACTGGCGGGCAATTTCGGCGGTACGGCCCGTGAGCGATTTCAAGCAGGTCACCAGTCACCGCCTGGTGGCGGATCTGATGTATGACGAAGTCGGACCGGACGGCGAACTCAAGCACGGCAAGGTGTCGGAAGAGTCGTTCACCAATCAGGCCAAAACGTACGGCAAGATGTTCTCGATCACGCGTACGGACCTGATCAACGACGACCTCGGTGCGCTGACCGCCGTGCCATCCCAACTGGGTCGAGGCGCCGCCTTGAAACTGAACGACGTCTTCTGGCGGACGTTCATGGACAACGCATCCTTCTTCTCGGTGGCCAACAAAAACTATGCGGCCGGTACCGACACGGCACTGAACATCGACGGGCTGACCAAGGCCGAGCAGATGTTTTTGGATCAGACGGGACCCGACGGTTACCCGCTGGCCATCGTGCCGGAAATCCTGCTGGTGCCCAACGCGCTGTATGCGGTGGCCCAGCAATTGATGAACGCCACCGAGATCCGGGAGGACGGGAACACCACCGCCAAGAAGTATCCGACGAATAACCCGCATGCGGGCAAGTTCCGGGTGCAGCGGACCAGCTACCTGTCCAACACGCTGATCAGCGGGAACTCCACCAAGGCATGGTACCTGCTGGCCGACCCGGCCAACCTGCCGACCATGGAAGTCGCGTTCCTGAACGGTGTGGAGAGCCCGATGGTGGAATCGGCGGAGGCTGATTTCCGCAACCTGGGTGTCCAGTTCCGTGGCGTGTTTGACTATGGCGTGGCCCGCTTCGACTTCCGCGGTGGCGCGAAATTGAAGGGCGAAGCGTGAGGATCTGATTCTCGAATCTGAAAAGTGAGGACAACGCAGTATGACGCAGGCACAGTTCATTCATGACGGCTACTCCATTGACCATACGCCGGCTGCCAATGTGGCGGCCGGCGCGGTGGTCGAAGTGGGGAACCGCGTGCTGGTTTCCAAACGGGACATCCCGGCCGGCACGCTCGGCGCCCTGGCCACGCGCGGGATCTTCGACGTGGTGAAAATCTCGGGCGCGATCAGTGCCGGGGACGGTCTGTACTGGGATAACGACGGCAATCCCGTGAGTGGCACGGCGGGCAGTGGCGCAGCCACCAAGACGCCAGCCAACGGGAAGTTCATGGGCTATGCGATCGCGGACGCGGGTGCGAGTGACACGACCGTGCGCGTGTTGCTCCGGTCCATGGAGGACGCCAATGCGGAGACGTTGGGCCTGGGTGATCTGACTGATGTGGGACCGGTCGCTTATACCGCGGGCCGCATTCTGGTCGCGGACGGAGACAGTTACGAGGACGTCGCGCTGACGGGACCGTTCAATTTGTCGGGGGCTGGCCTCTTGTCGCTGGACTCGGCCACGGTTGCCGCCACGGGCAGTGCGCAGGGTGACGCAGCCGCTATTGCGGACGGGTTCACGCTGGTCAGCGCCGCGGATGGAACCAAAGGTGTGAAACTGCCCGCGGCTGCGGCCGGTGGATTGTGCATCGTCAAGAACGCGGACGCGGCCAACGCGATTCTCAAGGTCTATCCGGATACGGGGGACGCGATCAACGCGCTGGGCGCCAACGCGGCTTTGTCCATGGCGGCCAAGACCTCGGCCGTGTTCGTCGCCTTCGACGCCACGACCTGGTACACGATTCCGCTCCTGCCGAGCTGATCCTCATGACCAACCTGCTCCAGACCGGATCCCAATGGCTGGGTGACCAGTTGCTGGCGCACGCCGCCACGGAGGTGCAGTACGTGCGCGGTCTGGAGCAGGCTCTCGTCCGAGCCACGATCGGCAAGACGGAGTTCGAGATCGAGAACGGGGCGGGCATGATCGAACGGGTCCAGACGCGGGACTACCTGATCAAAGCCCCGCATCTGGTGCTGGGAGGCAGCCCGTCGCTGCCCAAACCGGGAGATCGCATTTACGAGACGCTGGGGAGCGAGACGCTGGTGTACGAGGTCCTGTCGCTCGGCACGCAACCGTGCTGGCGCTACAGCGATCCTCATCGCCAGCTGCTGCGGGTGCATACCAAGCAAGTTGCCTGAGTGTGAACTTTAGTTGGAGCCATGGTCATGCAGGATGCCTTGTTGATCGCGAGTAACGAACTGTCGGCGTTTCTGAACGCAACCGACAAGCGGGAACACTTGATCCAGCGCTGCGAGTCGTACTTCGACAAGCTGGTGGAACCGTTGGACGTACCAGGACCGGATCCGATCATCGACCCGGTGTTGCGATCCACGATCCGTCCGCTGGTCGGGCGGCTGTATGACGAAGCCGTATGCAAACTGGAGGCTCAAAACCATGCCGTTTGAGCAATGGACTGCTTACTTCCCGGTGGCGGCGGTCGTGGTGGGACTGGCCCTGGTCGCATGGAGCGAACGGGAGCGGATTCAATCGCTGCTGACGCGTGATCGCGCACCGCTGCCGACGGAAACGGGCCTCACTCCGGCAGACCGTTTTGCCAAGTTCTACGCGCTGCGGAACTGGTGTGAACAGGCGGGCGCTGCGGAAGCCGTGAAAGCCATGGACAGCGTGGTGCTGCCGGCCATCGTGCAAGGAGGCAAACCGTCGTGAAGCCGACGACCTACGTAGCCGTGCTGTTGATCGTGGCGGGTGCCGTGGCCGCCTGGCGCAAACCGGTCGAGCGTCCGGAGCCCGATGCCAATGCGCCGGACGCCGCGACCCGGGCAATCGTGGCCAACGTGAAGGGAATCCTGGCCGGTCACTCGGAAGATGGGAAGCAACTGGCGGGATTTTATCTGGCGCTGGCCGACGTGATCGAGCGCGACGCCGGCCAGGTCATCAAGAACATGGCCGACGTGCGGGAGATCAATCGCCGGGCCGGACTGTTGATGTTTCAGCGGACCGAGCTGCAAGGGAAATATCCGGGGCTGGGTGCCGCGATCGAAGCGGCCCTCTCGCAACTGATCGGCATGGATAACGTGCCGGTGGATGATCGAAATCGCCAAACAGTGATTGCCGCCTTCCGGGCGATTGCCTGGGCCTGTGGAGATGCGTGATGCCGGAATTTGGCTGGACTCCCAATCCGGAAGCGACCGAGGCCTTTGTGGCCCGCTTGCCCGCCATCTACGGCGATCAGCTCTCAGAGCTCGTTGCCCGGGATGACGGTCGCGATGCGCTGAACTATCGGGCTCTGACGGTATGTCTGCAGCGGTCGCCACTGAAACATTGGCTCAAAGAGCGTGATGGCGTCGTCTGCGTTCGCTCGCTGAACCAGGGACCGGTGGGCACCTGCGTGGGCAACGCCGAGGCGAGGCTGCTGGATGTATTGGCGGCCATAGAAATCGTCTTCGGCGGCGAGCGGGAGGAGTTCAGGGCCACGTTCAGCCCCGAAGGTCTGTATGGACTGGGGCGTGAGAAAGGCCACATGCTCGGCCCGGGAGACGGTCTGTACGGTGCAGCCATTGCGGATGCGGTCCGCGAGTGGGGCACGCTGCATCAGCTGGTCTATGACGACATCGACCTGCGGACCTATTCCGCCAGCCGCTGCCGTGACTACGGACGCCGGGGCGTGCCGAAGGCGCTCAAGACGCTGGCGGCCGAACACCGCGTGACCCACGCCGCCCGTGTGAATACGACGGAGGAAGGCTGGGCCCTGTTGGGAGCGGGCTACACGATCAATATGTGTTCGTCGCTGGGATTTCGGGGAAGTCGCGATGCGGAAGGCGTGATTCGCCGGCGTGGTTCCTGGAGTCATTCCATGGCCGTCACGTCGCGCCGCACCACGCAGAGCGGCAATCGACTGGTGTTGGTGCATCAGTCCTGGGGCGACAACTGGACGGACGGGCCTTACTGGCAGGACATGCCCTGGGGTTCGTTCTGGATCCACCTCGCAGACTTCGGTGTGGCCATCGGTCAGCGCGACTCGTTTGCGCATGCGAGTTATCAGGGGTTTGTGCCGAGACAATTGCCGGACTTTGGAACCAAGGAGTATTTGGGATGAAACGTGCCTGGATGTGGCTGTTGATGTGTTCGCTCGGTGTCGGAGCCGGGGCCGCGATCCTGCCGCTGGCTTGGACGCCGCTGATCGCCACGGAAGCGTCCGTGGTGACGATGACTGAATCCGAACGTCCGCAGATCGAACCGGAGGAGACGGACCTCGGTCAGCCGGTGGGTGGCCCCTTGGATTCGATCCGCGATGCGAAAGAGCTGGTTCGCAAGGGCAATGAACTGGCCGATCGCGGCAAGGCGATTCTGGATCAGGCCGAACGGAACGGCAAGATCACCGTGGACATTCACCTGCCGGGGTCGGAACCGAAGGAAACTACGTCCGAGTCCGAATCAGCCGTCACGAATCGTTGCTCGACTTCGTCGGGTCGCACGGTGCGCTATAGCGCACGTCGACCGCTCCTGTTTTGGAGGTGGCGTCGATGAGTCAAGTCGAAGATTATTGTCTCGGCCGAGCGTGGCAACTGCGGTTGCGGCCGGCCGATTCGCGCTGGCTGATTGGCCTGGCGATCTCGCATCTGGCGACCCGACCGGCGATGGCCACGCTCACGCAACATCGGCAGCAACTGACGGCCGTCTTGTCGGACGCGGTGCACGAGCGTTACGGCAATCCGGTGGTCGTCTGGATTCTGCTGTACGTGGTGGTTCCGGTGATTGTGCGTCTGCTCATTGAGTGGTGGTTCCAGCAGCGGGAGACGTGAATTGATTGAAGTCATCGAATTGTGGTCGCCGCTCATCCAAGGCGGTTTCGCCGTGTTCGCCATGTTGCTGCTGGGGGTCAATGTGTGGCTGGTCAAGCAGCTGCTCAGAGTGCTCCGGGACAACAGCCAGGTGATCGAGGGCAACACGCGGGCCATCGAGTCAGTGGCCAACATCGCGGGCGACACCAAGGTGCTGATGCAGCAGATTCGCGACGAACTGTTCAGGCGTCCGTGTCTCTTGGCGGAGGAGCATCGATGACGGAATCGGGGCAAGAGCGTTCGTGCATGGAGGAGAAATATCGCGTCTATCCGCGCGTTGATCACGAGGATCGCTTTGCCGTCGTCGCGCCGAATGGATGTGCCTTGCCGCTGCGTCCACTGTGGGAGAACGAGGCCGAGTTCGTGGCCAAGACGCTGAACGCGTTTGCGGAGCATCTGCCGTGATGGAGGGCTGCTAGCACGATCCGCGCATAATAAAAGCCGACCACCGGGAGACAACGGGGATCGGCTTGGATAGAGGCACCTTTTTGCGAGTAACAGCGTGCAGCGTGCCTCGTTGTGGTTATCGGCAGCGGCCCACGTCGCACATGAGAGAATTTACCGGTTGTAACGAAAATCCGGATCGCGACGCCTGTAGTGCCGCGATTCGGCCAGGCAATGCGATGGTTTGTACCAAAAAAAAGGCCGACCGCTTGCGTCCTGCATGCGATCGGCCTTCCAGAGCAATGCGAAGGATTCGTCATGAATCGTGTGTTTTCACAAGTTCCATCGGCTTGCCCACGATTTCGACTATCGCCACATCACCAAAAGTCCGGTTGTGACAATGCCACAAAGCCTGTGCAGGAAGTGGTGGTTCAGTAATGCCCCAAGCCCAGATCATCGAACTGGCCGACGCAATCGTCGCGGCACTGAACTCGCACACGTTCAGCCGGTCGTTTGTGGCCGAGCGAAGCTACCTGCCGACTTTTGATCTGCCGGAGATGGGGACGCTCAAAGTGACCGTCGTCCCTAAGGAAGATGAGGGACGATTGGACACGCGTTCGTCTTCCATGCATGAGTATGCAGTGGACATTGGGATCCAGCAGAAGCCTGAAACGATCGACAACGCCACCTTGGATCCCCTGATGCGACTGACACAGGAGATCGCAGATTTCTTTTTGTTCGGACAGCGACCCGGCGGAACGACGCTGATCACACCGAGCGTGCGGATCCTGTACCTGCAGGAGCACCTGGCGAAGTTAGGACAATTCACGAGCGTTCTGACGCTGACCTTTCGCGGGTGGCGTGAAGGGTGACGAAGTGGCGGACGTCGCTCACAGACGAGGCAACAACGAGACCGGAGGCAGAACGACAATCAGGAACGTTGCGATGGGGCCAAGGAACAGCGACATCAGCCACCACGCCAGTCCACTGCGTCCCTTGGATTGGGCCAGTCCCGCGTTGATCAACGACAACGTCCCCCACCCCACGAAGAAGCCAGCTTGGTCGTGCATGTCGGTTGTCCCTTTTGCGTCGCGGTGATGAAACCTGAAGTGTATTCGATCACAAGAAAGTGATCTTGGAACCAGCGGAGACCTGAAATGCCACTGACTCCCGCCCCGGTTGTGGGCAAGGACTGCAAACTGTACTTGAACGCGGGGACGCGCACGACCCCGACCTGGACGGAGGTGAAAAGCGCGATCAACGTGTCGGCCAACCTCGGCAAGGGTGAAGCGGACGTATCGGCGAGGTACTCCAGTTGGAAGCTCTCCAAGGGCAGCCTCAAGGAACTGGAGATCAGCTTCACGTACCGCCACAAAATCGGAGCGGATACCGTCTTCGATGCGCTGCTGGCGGCCTACATCAATGGCACGCCCAAAGAGTTCGCCGTGATGGACGCGGCGATCACCGAGAGCGGCGCGCAGGGACCGCGTGCGTACTGCGAAGTGATGTCGCTCAACCTGTCCCAGGAACTCGAGAACTCGCAGGAGTACGAAGTCACGTTGAAGCCTACGTACTACGAAGAGACGGGTGCCATCGTCGAACCTCAGTGGTACGAGGTCACCTGAGCCACATCAACAGCCTGATTGTCGAGGACGGAAGCCCATGTTTGACGAACTTCGATTCGCGGCGCTGAAGCAAGGCGCGGAGGCGGCGGCGGGCACCCAGTACGTCTTGATCCAGACCGCCGATCTGGCGTGGCTGGTGGAATTGATTGAATCGCTGCGTACCGCGCCGGTGCGCATTCCCGACACTGCGGAGCTCAACTGATGGAATCGGCTGCCTGGACGGATGGCGAGGGACGACGCTGGAACGCGACGATTACGGTCGGCACGCTCAAGCGGGTCCAGGAACTGGTGGACGTGAACCTGCTCGATGTGTTCGACGGTGTGCTGCTCAATCGCCTGGCGGATGACCCGGTGCTGCTGGCCAACACGCTGTACGCGGTGTGCAAGCCGCAGGCGGACGAGCGGGGCATCGACGATCTGGCGTTCGGCGAATTGCTGGTGGGCGACACGATCGAGGCGGCGGCCGAAGCGCTGGTGCGGGGGCTGTCCCTTTTTTTCCCCCAGCAACGGCGCACGGCTCTGGCGAGCCTGTGGGCCAAGATGAACCGGGCCCGCTCGGCGATGCTGGACATGGCGACGGCCAAGCTGGACTCGCCGCAAATGGATCAGGCGATTCAGGCGGAGATCGAGCGGACGGCGGCGGAGATGGATCGCCGGCTGGCCAGCGTGCTGAGTCCGTCTGGCACTGGATCTGGGAGTTAGCGGGCAAGCTGGGCGTGGATCCGCACGGGATGTCGCTCCGCGAACTCGTGTGGATGTATGCCGGCAAACGCCGGGAGGCCTGGATGCATTCGGCCAACCTGATGGCGCTGGTTGCCAACTGTCACCGCAGTCCGAAGCGGATCCGGCCGTTTCATCTGGTGGATTTTCTGCCTGCCGATTTGCGGGCCGAGGTGCGGCGCACGTCCGGTATCCCGCTCACGGCAAGCAACCTCCGGATGCTCAAACCCATGTTCACGAAGGACGCGTAATGAATCGTAGCGGGAAACTCAGATTCGGATGGCAACGGATCGCCGCAGCCTTATCGGCCATCGGCTGGGTGAGCCTCCTGGGTTTCGCCTGTGCGGCCGAGCGAGCGCCGACGCCCAACCTCACGCTGCCGTGCACCGTGGTCGAAGTCACGGACGGCGACACGGTGGTCGTGGAACTGCGACTCGTTGCGTCGGTCCGTTTGAAAGACTGCTGGGCCAAAGAGCTGGGCAGCGGCGGGGAACCGGCCAAGCGGCGACTGACGAAACTGGCTGAGGGCAAAGACGCCACGCTGTCCATCGATCTGAGCGAAGCCAAGCGACTGGGCGACGTGTTTTCGTTCGGTCGCGTGATCGGCACGCTGTGGATCGACGGCGATTGCGTGAACCGGCAGCTCGTCAAGGAAGGTTTCGCGACCAAGGCCAAGCCGTGAGGGATCAGGATGCGACTGCAATTGTCCATGCACATGACGGACTACTTCTTCGATCGCCAGACGGTGATCGACCGCATGAGCAAGACCAACCGCCAGGCGCTGTCGAAGGCGGGCGCCTTTATTCGCCGCCGCGCCCGCACCAGTCTGCGCCGCCGCAAAAGTACCTCGCCTCCCGGCAGTCCGCCCAGCGTGCACTCCGCCGACAGCATCGCCACGCTCAAGAACATTCTGTTCGCGTACGAACCGGCGAGTGAGTCGCTGGTGGTCGGACCGGTCCGGCTGAATCAGGTCGAGGACAGTTGGATCGACTTGGGCCGGACGACCGTGCCGCAACTGCACGAGTTCGGCGACTTCGTGAGAATCCTGGAATGGTCCTGGGACGGCGGTCGGACTTGGAGTCGACGTGACCGTCGCTTCCGGCACACCAGCCGCAAACGCAAGGAAGTGTATCACTTCATCGAGCGTCGCCGTCGGGCCCGCTACCGGGCGCGTCCTTTCATGGGACCGGCTCTGGAAGCGGAACGCCCCAATATCCCGGACGCGTGGACGGGCGCGTTGAATTCGTCGGCACCCGCCGTGATGGGAGCCGCTTGAGCCATGCCCAAACTCGGACTCTACCACGACGCGGATGTGATCCTGCTGACGAGCAACACCGGAGCCGTCACACGCTCGGCGGCTGGAAACATTCACGTCCGCAAGGACAACTTGACAGGGGTCGCTGCTCCCGATGTGAGTGACGACTCTTCTGTGGATTACGAGGTCGGCTCGACGTGGCTCGATACCGTGGGCGGCAATTTCTACGTCTGCAAAGACGCTACGCAGGGCGCAGCGGTCTGGTTGGCTACCGTCCAGAACCCGGTAAGTCCTGGCGGGGACGACACTCAGGTTCAGTTCAACAACGCTGGAGCGTTCGGTGGCTCCGCTAACCTGACGTGGAGCGGAACAACGCTCGCGGTTACTGGCGCAGAGACAATAACGAGCGAAGCAGCGGGAACGATCCCCCTTGCGATCACTGCTGCCAACGGGCAGACAGCCAACTTGCTGAACGTCACGAGTTTCGGTGGCACGGATGGCGATCTTTTCAAAATCGCTGCCAATGGTGTGGTGACGATCCTGGCTAGGTCGGGCGGCAATTCCGCGGCTGGTCTGATCATCAAGCCGAATGCTGTGACCAGCCCCAATAATGGCTTGCAGATCGTCGCTGTCGGTCCTTGGTCGCAACCGACGATCTACAATACCGCACATGGTCCCGGCGACGGCGGATACATCGCGTTCGGCAACTTCATTTCGCTGGGGCGGGCAAACACCGAATATCTGAACATCGCGGGCAGTGCCGTCATCACCGCGAAGTACCCGTTCGTGATTGCCAATAGCCAAACGGCTGGGGTGGTACTGTCGGCTACCGGAGCAAACGGGCAGACCGCAGACATTTTCCAGTTCACGACCTACGGACAGACTGCAGGCAATGCACTTAAACTCGACGTGAACAAAGACCTCTGGCTGGGCCGGAGGTTCTACACGGGCGGCGACACCTATTTCTGGTCGCAGTACCAGAACAGCCTAAGCATTACCATCAGCGGTCACGAGAAGATGTTCTTCGGCGTGAACGATACGATGATCTGCCCGTCTGGCTCTGGCGGCAGCTTCTACGTCCAGAACACGAACACGTCTGGAACGGTTGTCTTCAGAGTTAAGGTTGCTACGGACCCGACGAACGGACGCAAGATTTACTCGTATGCTCCGATGGTCACGGAGAATTGCGATCCAGCCCAGGTAGGGCTATCGATTATCGGTGCAAATAGTCAGTCCGCCTACCTGCTGAGCATTTCGGCCTATGGAAGAACCGATGGCAACTTGATGAGCGTCAACACGTCCGGCACGATAAACTGTGCTGGATGGTTGACTTGTGGGGGTGACATTACCGTTCATGGCGATAGGTTTCGTCTTACGGCTGCTGGCGGAGGCGGAAGTTGCGAGATTACCTACGGCGGTAGCCCCCTATCATGGCTGCGTTTTATCGGCAATGGGTCCACTACCGTCCCGGCCTTTAAGATCGGGACTTCGCTGCTGGAAGTGAAGAACTGCAACGACACCGCTTACATGGCGGTGGGCATGGGAAACCTGACCGTCAACGGGCTGGCCAGCGTGGTCAGTACGACCGAACAGCTGCGACTGAGCTACGATGCCAATAACTACCTGAGCTCGACCGTTTCGTCTGCAGGTGCTGTGACATTAGACGCCGTGGGAGCGAGCGCAGGGTTCACGTTCAGTGACAACGTGACTGTCAACCCAGCAACAGGTCATGCAAATGTCACCATCCAGAACGGCACGTCCGGATGGGCGAACCTGATATTGCGGTCTGGCTATTCTGCGAACACCGACTCTTACTCGGTGCTCAAATTCGACGGGACGTTCCTGCCGAATCACTATTACCAGCTGTATGCCTATCGCGGCTACAACCGCCTGATCTTAGCAGAGACCGTTGACGCGACAACGTACAACGTCCTCGACCTCTATAACGGCGACTTGATTCTCGGGAGCCAAGATCAGCTGACGCTGTACGCTGCTGGCGGAGTGGCATTGACCGGAGTCATGTCGTTCCCAGCAGGAACCGCAGGTGCGCCGTCCATCACGTTCACCGGCGACCTGGACACGGGTATCTACTCGCCCGCAGCGAATCAGCTGTCTATCGCCTACTCCGGCGGTGAGGCTTGGAATTTCAACGGCACTGGTGGCATGAACTCATTTGTGACTGCCGTGCAGAGTTCGTCGATTGGGAACTCGAACAGCACTGGCCGGTTGATCATTACGGGCTATCACCCAAACTGGGCGGTGGGTCCGGCACTCGAGTTACACGCCTCGAACGGAGCCTACAGGAAAGGTGGGTTCCAGCTGTACGGGGGAACCCAAGACGCTGATCGAGCACCGGCGTTTTGCGGTGTAAGTGGCATGAATGCGTTGGCCTCCGCCTCGACGAACCAGAACGGCGGCGACCTGAAACTCTACGGAGGGAATGCGGCGTCGGCTGCAGCTAAGACGGGAGTCGGCGGTAACGTCTACATCTACGGAGGTGCCAAATCTCCCAGCGGGACCGACGGGAATGTGTACCTGAACTATGATGGCTCGGCAGAGCGTGGCAATGCGATTGTCTATGGCTTGATGGGCTTAGGCACAGGCACTACCGTCTCCGCCAAGCTGCACGTTGTCAGTACGACCGAGCAACTCAGGCTCGGCTACGATGCCAGCAACTACGCCAGCTTCACGACTGGCAGCACGGGCATTCTGACCGTCAAGCCGACAGGCGGTCAGTTCATTTTGAGGAATCCAGGGTCTACTAGCACCACCCTGAACATCTATCAGGATTACGATGTAAGCCCGAACGGCTATTCCACCCTCAAGTTCAGCGGCAGCATGTACGGCGACGACCGATCCTACTCGCTCTACGCGCTGCGAGGCTACAACACGCTGACGCTTTCCAACACGCACATCGGCACGACGCATATCGTCTTGACCTTGTATGACGGTCTGTTGGTCTTAGGAGCAACGAGCCAGATTTCGCTGCCGAAAACGGGTGGCATCAACCTGAATGCCGCTGTCAACGTGAAGTCAACGACCTCGCCGCAACTCACGGTGAAGTACGACGACAGCAACTACGTGACCACGACGGTTGCCAGCAGTGGCTACACGACGTTTGAGGTGACTGGATCGTCACCTGGATTCCGGTTTAAGAACAACGTGCGATGCGATGGGCAGCTGACGATTCAAGAGGGCGGCTCGACGCCGGTATACCTGACGATCTTTGAGGGCAGCGACCAGTCCACCAACATCACCTACTATCTGCCAGCTGCCCAGGCGGCGGGTAGCGGATATTTGTTGTCGAACAATGGTTCTGGCGTGTTGAGTTGGGTGGCCGCGACCGCCAGCCAATGGACAACCTCGGGATCGGACATTTACTACGACACGGGAAAAGTCGGCGTTGGCACAGGGGCGACCGTGTCGGCAAAGCTGCACTCCATCTCAACGACCGAGCCGCTGCGCATTGGCTACGATGCGACGGCCTATGCCAAGTTCGTGGTGAATAGCAGCGGACGGTTGGACATCACCAACGTCTCGGGAAGTGCCGGGGCGCACATCTATTTGAACCCGCAGTCGAATTACGTCTACATCTCCGGGACAAGCACGGCCCGTTGCGTTGTGCTCGATGCGCCTGGCTCGCAGTCGTGGGGCGAGTATAGCGGGGACCGATGGAACCTCGTAAGCGGTCTGGCTACGGCCCACAGCGTGAACGTGACAACGGGTGTCGTGTTCAACGAGATGGGAGCCAACCTGGACTTCAGGATCGAAGGCGACACGAACGTCAATATGTTCGTTGTGGATGCCAGTGCCGACATGATTGG